CGCGTGTCAGGTGCTTTGCAACGAGCTTATAAAGGTGAAGTTACCGCTTTAGCAAGACTGCGTTTAGGTTATACAACCGCAGAATTAAAAGGCAAGAAATTTGAAAAGGTTATAAAAGAATTAGAACGAAGATTTAGCGGTTCTACCGAAAGAGCCACAGAAGGTTACGGTACTAGTGTAGATAGATTAAAACGTGCATTTGAACAGGCTCAAGAATCTGTTGGAAAAGGATTTGTTTCGGGTCTTGAAAAATCAGGTAAAAGTATCGAGGATTTTCAAGACGATATTAAAGATTTAGGGTTTGCATTAGGTGGAGCGGCAGCAGCTTTCAGTAATTTCATAGGAAGCATGTCAAATGATATAAGTAAATTTCTAAATAGCAGTGCATATTTGAAATTTAGAGATGCAATAGATTTTCTATTTCGTCAAGCTAATTTTGTTGTAACTGGTGAAATGTTGGTTAAAAATACGCCAGCAATGCGAGCAGGTGCAGAACGTAGAGCAGCCGAAGTCGCCACTCGTGCAGAATTACGACAAAGAAATATGATCTTAAAGCAAGAAAAAATCAACGCTGCTAATCGTAAAAAAATTCAGACAGAAGAAGAAAAGCGCCGCAGACTAGAACTCGCTCGCAAGCGCGCCCAAACCATATTCGATATGGAAAACATCCAGATTGTTGCCGCTTTACAAGGCAAGATAGATGGCGAACAGCGCACACGGTTAGTAACCTTGCTTGCGCTTAATACAGAGAATTACAAGGCTGCTGAAAAATTGGCTGATGTAGTTATAAGACTTAATGAGCCAGCCCTACGCAACTTAGGCGTAATGATTGAAGCCGGAGACAGCGTAGATGATTTAATTAAAAAGTTGATTACCAGCCAGGCACGCCTAGCAGCGCTACAACTTACGGCTGAGGATTTCCCTGAGCTAGATAACCCGTTTGACGAATGGGAAGATAGCCTAGAGAAAATCCTAGAAATGCTAATGAAGATATTGGCTATGGCTTCAGGCAAACCGACAAGTATCGCAAGACCGATTCAGCCCACAACTGGTGCTGGTTCTGGTGCTTCTGCGAATGAGTGGATGCGAATGATGGATCAACTAGCAAAAGTTGGTCAATTACCTGCAACAACCCCAACAATGGATTTGGGTATGGATTTATCAGGATTGTTTAGAAATGCCAGCACAACTAGCCAATCAAACGTAAATGTTTATGTTCAAGGCAACGTAACAACAGAACGCGATCTTGTGCAGAGCCTTACCAACGCGTTATACCAAACTCAGAAAACCGGACAAAGCATAATTGTTAGTTCAACGGCGATATAATGGCAGTTCCACAAATCAGAGTTTTTGTTGACTTTGACTCAGACACAGCCTTTGAGACTAATCCGCTTATCCTAGACAGCGCCACAGAAGGCATACTAGGAACTAACCGCTTAGGCTCAGGCACTCTGCCAGTTGAGATAACTGATCTAGTTGAGCGTGTGAGCATTAGGCGTGGACGTAACCGCATCACATCTAAGTTCGAAGCTGGTTTAGCAGATGTACAACTATTTGACCAAAACGGCGACTGGAACCCTGTAAACACAGCCAGCGCCTATTATCCAAACCTTGTACCGCTACGCCAGATTATTATTTATGCAACCTATCTCGGGGTGGACTATTACCTCTTTAGCGGTTTTATCCAAAAGTACGATACAGGCTTTTCTTTAGGTAACGAAGATGTGAGCCGTGTCACACTTCGTTGCGTGGATGCTTTTAGATTATTGGCTGGCGCTGAGATAACAACCGTATCGGGCACGCCAGCAGGTCAGAATAGCGGAGCTAGGGTTAATGCGATTTTGGATGCTATTAACTTTCCAGTAAGCCTACGCAATATAGAGACTGGCGACTCAACCTTACAAGCTGATCCAGGTACGGCTAGAAACGTCCTAGATGCCCTTCAGACGGTAGAAAACAGCGAGTTTGGGGGAATCTATCTAGACGGTACAGGAACCGTTAATTTCAAGAACAGAACCAATATGATTACGGCTCCAGCCTTCCCTGCTTACAGCTTTGCAGATGATGGCACAAATATCAGTTACAACAATGCCATTGTCGCTTTTGACGACACAACTCTAGTAAATAGCGTAAGCATTACAAGGCTAGGCGGCACGACTCAGACTGCCAGCGATCAGGCATCCATAGACAAATACTTTTTACATAGCGGCACACGCTCAGAGATTCTGGTACAAACTGATGCTGAAGCCTTGAATCAGGCTGTGTCCATCCTTGCCACACGGAAAGACCCAGAGCCACGCATAGATAGCATTAACTTAAACCTTTATGATGACGTAAACCCCAATAAGCCATTGGCAGGGGTTGATATAGAGCTACTTGACGGTGTGACTGTCCTTAAGACTATGCCAGGATCTACCAGCATCACACAGTCCAGCGTGGTCATTGGCATAAACCACGACATCACCAAATCATCATTTGTCACGACTTTACTAACCTCAGAACCGCTACTAGCAGGGTTCGTGTTAGATAGCAATGTAGACGGTATACTTGGCTCAGATGTCCTGAGCTACTAAAGGAGAAATATGGCAGGCGCAGGTTACAAGCTGTTTAACACCGGAGATGTGTTAACCGCAGCTCAGGTAAATACTTATTTGATGGAACAAACCGTGATGGTGTTTGCTGATGCGGCTGCTCGTACCACAGCACTAACAGGCATTGTATCCGAAGGAATGATTTCCTATCTCAAAGATACTAACGCTGTTGAGGTTTACAATGGTTCAGCGTGGGTTGCATCTGATGACCCTAACGCTATTCAAAATACTATTGTTGATGCTAAGGGTGATTTAATATCAGCTACAGCAGCAGACACACCAGCTCGCCTACCAGTTGGCAACAACGGCGAAACACTCGTAGCAGATAGTTCCGCCACCACCGGATTAAGATGGCAAGGCAATTTCGCTGCTGGTAAGAACAAGATTATCAATGGTGACTTTAATATCTGGCAAAGGGGAACAACTTTTACAAATCCGGGCGCGGCTGGTTATAGTGCCGATAGATTTTTCTTCAATTATGTTGGAACTTTTACGGGTTCAATTTCTCGCCAATCTTTTACTCCGGGAACTGCTCCGGTTTCCGGTTATGAAAGTAGATATTTTGCCAGAATTGACAGAACAAACAGCACATCAATTTCGCCTACTTTTTATCAAAAAGTAGAAGGTGTCAATACTTTAGCGGGACAAGCCGTTACATTTTCTTTTTGGGCTAAAGCAGATACAAATAGAACAGTCAGCGTTAACGCGTATCAGTCTTTTGGTTCTGGCGGTGGCTCTGCGGCAGTTGATACATCTGTTGGCAACGCTTCTTTAACAACTTCTTGGCAAAGATTTACATTTACAATAACAGTTCCTTCAATTAGCGGTAAAACGATTGGAACTGGTAATGATGATTGGATGACTTTTTATTTTTCATTACCAGACTCAACTACTTTTACCATTGACTTCTGGGGCTTACAACTAGAAGCAGGCTCAGTTGCTACCGCTTTCCAAACAGCCACCGGCACACTCGCAGGGGAGTTAGCCGCCTGCCAGAGGTATTACTATATGCACGCAAACGCATTAAATGACCCCATAGCATACGGCGGAAACTATAGTGCCACTGTGGCAAATTGTTATGTTAAATTTCCAGTTTCTATGAGAACTGCTCCAACTCTTTCGGCAACATCTGGAACAAATTACTATTCTTTTACCAGAAATGGTGGAGCAGATTTATTTAATTCTCTTACTCTTGATGTTGTAAATACAAATGGGGTAACTTTGTATAATAATACAGAAATTTCTGGAACTGCTGGTGATGCTGGTTATTTTGCTATTAACAATGCTTCCGGTTCAGTTGCTTTTAGCGCAGAATTATAGGAGAAAAAAATGACTATAAAATATGAAGAGATTGTATCACCAATTTCTGGGAATAAAGTAATAAATGCAGATTTGGGAAATGGTATTGTTTTATCCATTCCCACTGACCCTGCTAACTCAGATTATCAACGCTACCTTCGCTGGTTGGAAGACCCAACAGCCGAAGAAGGCGGAACACTCTCATAGAAGTATGCCAAATCCAAAACTATGCGCAGCAGGTGTAACTCTAAGAGATCAGGTTAACCGTGCGTTCCCCAATAGAGATAGACGTTCGGATGGTTGGGTCGGTGACTCGTCTCATTCAGCTCGTAAGTCCGATCACAATCCTACTGCTGAAGGCTGGGTACGCGCCGTTGACTTTGATGCCAATCTTAGTGATGACCCCAAAGCCAGTTATGTATTTGCGAATCAGCTTCGACTACTTGCCAGACGTGATAGAAGATTTAGTTACTTCATATATTGTGGACGAATTACAAGCCGTAGAAGCCTATGGCGTTGGAGAAAATACACCGGAGTAAATCCGCATAACACGCACATCCATATTTCATTCACAAAGAAAGGTGATAAAGATGGCAGACCGTTCGACCTTGCTATCCTCAAAGGCTAAACCGTACATCTATGCGCTAGCTTCATTCCTTGCAGCTTGGCAGATAGATGACTTTAGTTTTGAAGCACGCTCCATTCTTGGAGCCTTGACAGCATGCGTGTTGGGCTACGCATCACCTAGAAAGAAGTGAGTCCGGCTGAATGGGCTGCGTTTGTTGCAGCCATTCTTTCATGTTGCGGACTCATTGTCGGTGGGCTTCGTTACATTATTAGACATGAAGTGCCGTCAATTATTGAGGGCTCAAATATCGTGTCGCGTATCGAGAAACTAGAGACAATGGTTCTAGAATTGCTTACTAATGAGCGCAAGAAAACCAACAAAAAGCGAACGCGCCGCTAAGCGTAAGGCTAAGGAATTAGCCGCTAAACGCGATAAGCGCCAGCCATTAAGCGATTTAGACGTTTGGGCTGTTCTTGTGCACGAAACCTGGTTAGCTATGCAACGTCAAGGGTTTACAAAAGAGCAAGCAATGGATTATGTAACTAGCGTATTTCACATGCCACGATTACCAGACTGGCAGGTAGAAAATCCAGACCATTCTCCATTTGAAGATGATGAGGATGAATGAAGCGAATCGCGGTAATCAGCGATCTACAGGTTCCGTTCCACGATGAGCGAGCCGTCCGAAATGTTGCCGCCTTCATCAGAAAATGGAAGCCTGATGACGTTCTATGCGTGGGTGATGAAATCGACTTCCAGACCATTTCACGTTGGTCAACTGGACGTGATGAGTGGTCAGGCACAATTGGGCGCGATAGAAACACTGCTCAAGACGTTCTCTATGAGTTACAAGTCAGCCATATCGTTAGATCAAACCACACCGACAGACTCTACAAATCTCTAAGTTCCAGACTTCCAGGCTTGATAGGACTGCCGGAGCTTGAGTATGAAAACTTTATGGGGTTCAAGAATCTTGGTATTAAGTTTCACCGTAAGCCATACGAGATAAGCCGTGACTGGATTATGGTTCATGGCGATGAGCAAAGCATCAACCACAATGCTGGTTTAACAGCCCTAGGAGCCGCTAGAAGGCATGGTAAGTCGGTGGTTTGCGGACATACGCACAGATTAGGGGTATCGGCGTTCTCAGAGGCTTCTGGGGGCGTTTTAGGGCGTGTTCTACAAGGGCTTGAGGTAGGTCACATGATGGATGAAAAGCAAGCCTATTACACGCGTGGATCATTTAACTGGCAAAAAGGTTTTGGGCTTCTTTATGTTGACCGCAAAGGCGTTACGCCAGTAGCTGTACCGATAGACAAATCAGGCTCATTCGTAGTCGAAGGCAAGCGTTACGGCTAATGTGCAAGGCTTGTGGATCGTGCACGAAGGAACATGCACCCACAATTGACGATTCAATAGATAATTTAGAGATGCTTCCGGCGTGTCGCCACTAGACAAATAGCAATTAACCCTGTCTAATTGGTAATTGAAATACCAATTGAAAGGGGTATTAGGGCAATGACAAGAACAAAAGCTGTTCGCATTGTGGGTCGCCGAAGCGTGGAAGAACTCCAGGCAATTGTTAATGACCTACAAGCTAAAGAGTTTCTGTTTTTAGAAGCTGATATTGAAATGCTGAAAGCAGCGAAGTTTCTCATTAGAGAATCGGGAGCTGCGAAATGATCCGTTATGACCGGAAAACTAAGTGCTACACAGACGGCAAAGGCAATTATGTCCACGCTTCTGTGCTTAGAACTTATGCAAAAACAAATCTAGGATTAGGCAAAGATCGTGGTCGCTTATCGCGCGACACGATTGGAGCTTATTTCCTAGATGTATTTAACGTTGCGGATGAAGTCGCATGAATCTCGCATTAACTTGGGAATGGCTAGTTAACAACGTTGAATGGTTTTTAGTTATCGCTGGTGTTTGGTACAGCACTAAAGTAAATGCAAGAGAAAAATACTACGAGGAAGGATTTTTACATGGATACCGCAGGGGGAAATTGGTCAAGCGCGAGAGAACTTCTGAATGAAGCAGCAGATACGATCGCAGACCGTGGGGCAACGTATGGTCATTACGACCTCACAATGCTTAGAACATCAAAGTTATGGTCGAGCTATCTCGAACGTGAAATCGAGCCAATGGACGTTGCGATCTGCATGGCGTTACTCAAAGTCGCAAGAATTATGGAAGCTGGAAAGCATAGTCCTGATTCATTTACAGACGCTTGCGCATATATCGCACAGGCTGGACACATCGCAGTCAAGGATTGGGATGACTTGGATGCTTAGTAGATCACCACGCGGCACTTGGTGTGAGTACTGTAAGTTGAGATGGAGTACTCATGACTGGCGTGGTCAAACACAAGCAATATGGCAAATAACTTCAAAGCGTGGCAACAAGATTATTGTCAGGCATTATTGCCATGCTTGCGCTTTGGAAGTACAAGACTGGGGTGGACAAATGTGGAAACTTCAGGAACAAATCGAATACGCGAAAGGGCAGGACAAACTAGATGTTCAATTTGAATGATTATGAGGACGTGGATTCGCGCATCCATAAGTTTTATTCCGAATACGAGGATGGCGCGATCATCACCGAGTTAGTGAGCAATGATGAAGAAAAGGGCGTGGTTGTTTTTCGAGCGACAGCTTTTAGGACTTTTGTGGATACTCAGCCTTCCGCTATTGGTTACGCTA